ATTGTAGATCAGATAGGAGAATAAGAGCATGGGTAAAGTTGTAGATATGAGTAATTTTGATCCCTTACTTGATAATTTGGAAAAGTATGTGAATAAACAAGGGTGTACTCTCGGTAAAGACGCTGAGAGGTTACAAAAATTATTACATTCAATTCAGTATTGTTATATACATGGAGTATTAACAGAGAGTCAAAATGAATCAGCTTGTAAGAAATTTAGAAAACAGTTTCAGAAAGCTTTATATGAGAAATAAGAAAGAAGCATTTCCTGTTAATTTTGTCTAAGAGCATTTCTACACACGGTTTTCCAAAATAAAAAAGAGAGAATAACTAAATATAAGGAGGTATAGAACTTGCATATAAGAATTGTTGGTTTTAGCGACAGATATGATGATTATAAACTTCTTGGATATACAGAAGTAGAGAATATATCAGAAGTTTTTAAGACGCTAGATTATATGAGAAAGAACGAAATTCCATTAATAATCAATACTAATGATGTCATTGATACAGACGGAGAAGAATATTACATAGATAGTATTACAATGGTATTCCCAAAAGTGAGTGGTGAGATTGGAAGTTGTATTACTGTTTATATGGAAGATGTTTAGAAGGATAAAGATATGAAGATAGAATTAATCAAATTAAAATTCAATGATACTCATTCTTATAAGCATAAGCCATTTACATATTGCTGTGATGAAATTCAAAATGATAAAGCTATTGTATTTACAGGTGAAGATTTGGTATGCAACGATACATTTGGATTAGTAGTAAGAGATTCAGATGACAATATAATTCCTCAATTTTGTAATTCATACACAGAAACATTTAACTCTTGGGGTGATGAGTATGAGCAGACAGATAATTATCCAATTCAATTTTGCCCTCACTGCGGAAAGAAGATTGAGATTTCAGTCGTAGATGAGATAGATGTATCTGATAAGTATAATGAATTATCTAAGCAGCGTGAGGATTTATTGAAGAAGTGTCAAAGAACAGATAGTAAGAAGAAAGAAGCTGAACTAATAGAACAGGTTAGAAAGCTCGATAATCAGATTAATGGTTTCTATTTGTTAGATGAGTGGAAAGAGGATGTATATGTATAAACAAATTATTATTGCTAGAAAAGATTTAAACATGAGTCATGGCAAGCTCGCAGCTCAAGTCAGCCACGGCTCTATGGCATTTCTCAGTTGGTTTATTAGAAATAATGCCGATTTAGATGGTCATGTCAATGGTTATATTGACGAAGATATTCTTCATAATTGGATTGAGGGCGAATTTACAAAATGTGTTCTTCAAGCTAAGACTATGGCAGAAGAATTAGGAATGGTTGAAGGTAAAGATTTTTGGCGAATATACGATAACTGTCGCACTGAATTAGAATCCGAAGAAGATGGTAGGACACTTACTGTAATTGGTTTTAGACCAATGGACAGTGAGGTTGTTGATCAGATTGGAAGAAAATATCATTTATATATGTAGAAATGGAGAATATTAAAATGGCAAATAGATTATTATTTGAGAAAGACGTAATAAAAGCAGTTGATAAACATACGAATGATGATAGTCAGTTAGATGATGATATTAGCTGTATTCTTGAAGAAGTAAATCCTGTCGTATTAGTTGGTTCAAAAGAAGCAATAGACAGCTTAAAGGTAGAAATTAAACCAGTACAGAAACAGAAACGAGTTGAACTATTCGAGAATGAAGATGTCGTTTTAGAGTAGCGTGGTAACAGATATTATTTATCCCTCTATGATAAGGAAGGAAAATTTCAGAGAGAAGTAACTATTGATGTGAAAGACGATTACAAAGTTGGACTTGGGAATTGTAAGTAAATTCATGTTTCCTTTGGTAACAAAGAGAGAATATTAAAGCAAGGAGGTAAGAAAAAATGTCGTATTGGACTTATATCAACGGTACAATAACAGTTCGTCCTATGGGTAGAACACAGCCTGAGAAGAGATATATTCTTGAAACAGTGTTAAATCATCTGCCAAGAGTAACAGGTTCTGAAGGTGACATGAATACATATATCATTCAGAAAAATGGTTATAACAGTTCGTGTTCATGTGATGAATTTGGCGAAGTGACAAATAATTTAACTGATTGGTACGGTAATAAAAGTCATACTAGAGGAGCATTGAGAACGCAAGACGAATATATCCTTGTTGTAAATGCAGCTTTAAGAGACAGAGAATTTGAACAGACTTACAGAGAATTTATGAAATGGTTTGTGCGACTTTGTAAAAGAGTAGGCTGTGAAGATGTTCTTGTAGAAATCAAAGGATATGATAAGTCAACTGTTATCAAAGATAGGAATATTCAGAGAAAAAAGTATTCATTTAAGAGCGTTTTTGATGATTTGTTTGAAGATCCAAGTTGGTGTAATGACAACAAAGATGGATATAAAGAGCCGAACTGGTGTGAATTTATGATGTGGGATAGAGCAAAAGATTCTAATTATCCTATGACTCTTGCTTACAAATATTTCAACGATAAAGAAAATGATCAGGAAGTTGAGAGAAGAATGAATTATAGATGAACGATATAGAAAGGAATAAAATTATGAAAATTATTGAAACAGGAACTACATATAAGGTGTATGGTGAAGATTTAGTCGTATTAGACAATCTGCCAGCTCAGACATATAAAGTCGGATTTGGTCAATTCACAGGTTTCTTTTTAGAGAAGCAGCATGATTTAGAGATTAAAGAGGATAAAATCTACGGAGTTCACGAAGAAAAAGCAAATAAAGTATTGAACAGATTTGAGAAGTCACGCAAAAATTTAGGTGTAATTCTCAGTGGAGATAAAGGGATTGGAAAGTCATTGTTTGCAAGATTATTGGCACAGAAAGCAATTCAGAATGGTATTCCTGTTATCTTAGTCGATGATTTTATTCCTGGCATTGATGATTTCTTAAATGATATTAAGAATGAAGTGCTCGTGTTATTTGATGAATTTGATAAAACTTTCGCTAGAAGTAAAGACAACGATCCACAGTCAAAAATGCTTTCCTTATTTGATGGTACAAGTTCAGGTAAGAAGTTATTTGTTGTTACATGCAATAATTATAGGGATTTGAACGAGTATCTTATTAATAGACCAGGAAGATTCCATTTCCATTTCAGATTTGAGTATCCAACGGCAGATGAAGTAAAGGATTATTTGAGAGATAAGCTTGATGAGAAATACCATTCTGAAATCAACAAAGTAGCTTCATTCTCAAGAAAGATTAAGCTTAATTACGATTGTTTATCAGCTATCGCACTTGAATTAAATGATGGTGAAACATTTGAAGATGCTATTAAGGATTTGAACATTGTTAATACATCCGAAAGACAGAATACATACAAACTTACATTGTTCACAGAGGAAGGTGTTGTATTCAGTTCAAATAATGTAAAAATTGATTTATTCAGTGGAGAAAGCAATAATATTTGGATTGAGGACTCGGCAGACAATGGTGTTTATATTAAATTCCGTGGTAATAGTGCAGCATTTAATAATAAATCAAATTCTTTTGTTTTGCCAAATGATAAATTTAAGGTCGATTATGATGAATATTACATTGATGAAAAGTTGAGAGATATGTACAAAAATCTTCATTATACTTATGCCGAAATTACTTTAGATTATGGTAATCGTATTCACTATAAGTTACTGTAACTTCGCAAGAAAGCAACATTTCACAACTTTAGAAAGGACAAGCACAAATGAATTTGAAAAAGATTAGAAGTGAAGATTTGATTTTTAGCAATGAAATTGAAGATGATAGAACAAATACATACCTAACACTGAATGATTATGATTGGATGAATTATAATCTGTCTACTCGTTTTAAGACAGAAGAAATGGGAGTATTGGAGGTTGAGTTTGAATTTTTTGGTTTTTCTACTTCGCAGATGAATGTAAAGCAGACATTAAATGGCAAGGTACATGAAATTACATATGAATATCCAACAGATATTTTCAGTAAGAATTTGATTAAATTCTTAGAGAAACACATCAGATATTGGAATGAAGAGTACGCATTTAATGGCGAAGAAGAAGTTATAGATTTCTTTAATGAAGTTCTCGATAAAGGGACTGCCAAAGATGTTACTGAAATCAATGAAGACGACAACAGACCACAATGCTGCATAGACCACGATAAGTATTTCTCGACATGTGACACTTGTGAGTTTGGAGAATAATATCTTGGAGGTGAAAACATGGATGATTATAAGAATTATATTGTAATTGGACATAAATATAATGGGTTAGGAGAATCTGCCGATCCTGATAGTTGGGACAATGTAAAATATGATTTTAATACAGAAGATGAAGTGAAAGATTTTCTGAGCAGGAATCCATCATATTTATTTCGTTTAAAAGCAATTTACAAAGTAAAAAAATTGAATATTAATCATTTTGTTTAAACATTAAAGGTTAAAAACACAAGAAACCAATCTTTCATTGGAAAATTTTTAATCATATCTAAGCCATTCGGCTATGGGAATCCAAGTAACAAGAAAAATAATATTTTCTTATAGTGGTTGCAAACACTAGGAAAATCAATGATTTTATAATACAGAAAGGTAAAAATAGTAAACCTATAGGTAATTTAGATTGCGCAATCTCTATGAAAAATAAGAGATTATGGCTACAAACAATAAAAATACTAATTCATTACGAAAAGCAAAAACTCTTGATGAATTATTAGATACATGTCCATGTAATCAAATTATTGGTGATAATTTGGTGAGGGCATGGTCAAAAATTAATAGTCCTAAATATAAGAAAATAGTTTGCTCGATTTCAGGTGGATCAGATAGTGACGTAATGCTTGATATTGTCTGGCGATGCGATAAAAATAATAAAGTAGATTATGTTTGGTTTGATACAGGTCTTGAATATCAAGCGACCAAAGATCATCTAAAATATTTGGAAAACAAATATAATATAAAGATAAAACCATATAAGGCAATTAAGCCTATCCCATTATCATGTAAACAATATGGTCAACCGTTTATAAATAAACAAGCTGCTGAATATATAGATAGACTTCAAAGACATGGTTTTAAATGGGAAGATAAATCATTTGATGAATTATATAAGGAATATCCTAAGTGTAAAGCTGCTTTGCTGTGGTGGTGTAATTTAAAGAAATCGAATGCTTTTAATATTGCAAATAATAAATGGCTTAAAGAGTTTATTATTGAAAATCCACCAACATTTAAAATTTCATCAAAATGTTGTCAGTATGCAAAAAAGGATGTTTCTCATAAATTAATAAAAGAAAATACATATGAATTAAATATAGTTGGTGTGCGAAGAGCAGAAGGTGGTGTTAGAGCCACATCATATAAATCTTGTTTTAGCGAAGGCGATGATGGATGTGACAATTATAGACCTCTATTTTGGTATAAAGATTCTGACAAAATTGATTATGAAAACGCTTATAATGTTGAGCATTCAGATTGCTATGTTGTTTACGCCTTACCAAGAACAGGTTGTGCAGGTTGTCCATTTGGAAGAGATTTTGAGAATGAACTTGAAGTTATTCAAAAATATGAACCAAAACTATATAAGGCTGTAAATTTTATCTTTGGCGATTCTTACGAATATACAAGGAAGTATCGTGAATTTGTAAAGAAAATGAATAAAAAGTAGAGAATAATAAAATAAGAGGTTACGAAAGCCTTGAAAAATAAGGCTTTTAAAATCTCAAAATATAAAAATATTACATATAAAGGAGATTTTAAATGAAGAACACAAATTGGAAAGTGCCAGTAATTATTGGCGTAGGAG